GAACAAAAGCTACCTTGCTCTATTGTTTCGTTGCAATAACGACAATGACCAGTATAGGTAGCTTTATTTTTACCTCTAATGGCTTTTATAGCCCAATCTCTATGCAAAGTTTCTAAATCACTTGCATCATCAAAAACATCTGTCATGCCATGCCTGATAAAAATTCTTGAGCTTCAGCGTGTCTACGCCTTAACAGTCCAGCCATGTGTTTTCCAGCAGCCATATCCCATTTTTCAAATTCATGAGAAGCTCCTTCCATATCACCAGCATTTATTTTCTTTAAAAGAGTAGATCCATTAAAGTTACCAGCACCACAGTTAAAAACAAAGTCCACAAGAGCATCAAATTCTTCTTGAGTAATATCTGTTGTAACTTTTGCTTTAACATCATTGGCGGCTTTTTGAACATCTTTCATAAGCAATTCTTCAGCTTGTTCTTGAGTAATAGTTAATCCAACATGAACATCAGAACCAGTATGACCATATCCAATAGTCCAAGGATCTCCACCAGTACCGGGATCAGGATAAGCTGTTAGTCTGCATCCCTCAAACTGTTCAGTAAGGTGTAAACCATTTTTAGAATATTCCATTATTTTTTATTCCAAAGTTCAAACAATGATCTTACTTTTTCTTCTAAAACAGAAATTTTATTATCCATCCTTGCAAGGACAATTACTACAGTAATAAATCCAAGAACCAATGGATATATTTTTTCTAAAATATCAAACATATTCATGGTTTAATTTCCGTTATTTTATCGTATTGTTTGTAACAGGCATCGAGGGCTGATCTGAGGGTGTCTGCTCTGGCAGCTTCCCGTTCAAGAAAGATTGCATCCTCGACAAAAAGGGTTGCCCCAGTTCCACTTTGTCCATTGTTGGATACTTTATCATTCCTACTGGTTCTGGAGCGCAACTGCACAAGAGCATCAGCAAGCTGATTGTTGATAGAATTAATTTGAGCATCTTTATCTTTCCTTATTTGATCTGTGGCATCTTGAAGTTGATGCTCTTTTTCCCTAGCATTTTTAATTTCTTCAGCTTTGTATTCTTCAAAAATATTATGCTCATGTCTACCATAGCCTACACCAGCCAAGGCAATAACAGTCAAACCTGCATAAATGTAAAAACTAATTGGAAGTGGGAACATCTGGTTCTGATCCTGACAATTGTTTACCAGCTACAGAAGCTGCGCCTGATCCTGAAACAATGCCCAAAGCTCCAGCAAGTTCAGTAAGGCTAATTTCTTTGCCAGCATAAATTAAATAAATTGCTGCTCCACCAACAAGCAAAAAACCTAACATCCAAGCCCAACGAGCTATGTCATGAGTTTGATTATCTTTTCCTGTTAAAAGATGTGTAAAAATTTTATTCATTGAAAAGCTCCAAACCAATGTCCAACAAGAAGCCAAACAAAAACACTAAATAAAATCCAAAAAAGTTGTTCTTTATTGTCCATTATTTAGCCATTTGTGTAGAAGCCATATTAATTCTAGTCTTAACTGCATTTAAATCCAATGGTTTTTCTTTAAAACCAACAGCAATATATCCAGCAAACTGCCCCATAGGTGGCGGAATAGACGCTCTACACATATACTTAACGCCTATATCAGATTCCCATTGACCAACTTTAGAAGTAGCTTGATAATCATCACAATAAACTTCACCAGCCATCATTGCCACAACAGCTTTATTCCTGCCTTGATCTGGAGAAATTAAAGTAGATTCAATTCCCTCTAAAGATTGATTTCTATCTGTTTTTGAAATGGCAATTAAAGTAGTTCTTAGGTTAGTAATAACATTAACCTCATTAACTACAACAGTTTGAGCATCTAAATCTTTTAGTAGTTTTTCTGCAACAGGTAATATTTCTTCCTGTTTTCTCATTTTTGGAATTGTGTTGGTATTAGATATTGCAGTAAGAATAGTCTGTCTGCTATCCCAAGCAAAATAGCCAACAAAAAACACTATAGATAAAAGAACAACTGCAAACAATTTAAATGGATTATCTACCCATTTAATAAGGTCAATAGCTTTATCAATATTATCTTTTTGTTTTGTAGAAACTCTACTTCTTTTTACTGGTGGTCTTTTTGTTACCATCTTTTACCGCCTTTTTAACCACTTTTTTTACAATAGTTCTAGTTGTAGCTTTTTTAATTGTAGGGCGTTTTTTTACTGGAAAAATTGGCTCTACAGCTAATACTTCTGGCTTCTTGCGAAGTAATGCACATAATTTTGCAAACATTTATTTTCCAATCATTTTTTCAAAAAGGTTAAAAATAACATCTTTGCCAAACAAAATAGAAGCTATGACTACATAAAGCATATATTCTATTTTTTGCATCCTTTTGACACCCTTTTCAAAAGATTCTTCCACTTTATTAAAGGATTTTTCTATAGCTGTATATCTTTCAGCACAAATAGCTTCATGGACTGACAGCCTTTTATCGGTGTCATTCACCTGATTTTCTATTGAATCCATAAGCAATTCCATATTTAAGCCTTTAAACACTTCAAAATTTCTTCAGGCTTCACAAAAGCATCTGGATTGTGCTCAGTAAAATCCCACCAAAGAAATTGATTTTCAGCTAAATATACCCTATCTTTAAGTAAATTGGTATTTTCAGGATGTCCGTATATTTTTGGATCTGATACTGACCAAAGCACTATTCCCGGCTTTTTACAATCCCAAGCCAAATGTTGAAAAAAACTATCAATTCCTATCCAAGTTTTACATTCATCAAGTAAATGTCTAAGTTCTAATATTGATAAATTTTTACGAAAATCTGAAACTAATTGCTTTTCCCCTTCCACGCCAATTTGAATGATGTGCATAGTTTTTTGCAATTCTTGTACAAGTTCTTCCCAATATGGATAGTTTTTAGGGTTTTCTTTACCATTTCTTAATGGTTTAGCAAAAGGATGTATTAGGATCATAAATACATCTTTCTATAGGCATTTTCTAAAGAATCATTCCATTTCCATTGATCCATCTTGCCATAGATATTCCATTGATCTAAGCTACCAAAAAGGTGTTGTGCTTCAGCTATAGAACGACTTTTGATAATTTCAGGATAACAGCCAAAAACAACTGGGTTATGAATCTCAGGCAATATATGACTGAACACAATGTGATCCCCAAGACCACCATTAAGTACCACAATAGTACTCCCACTATAGCTAATGTGGTTTCTGAAAATTTGCTCGTCATGGTCAAACATTTCCTTTTTGGTTTCTGCCCTAATTCCGCCTTGAGGATTTTTCATGTGCCAAGATGTGGCATAGGGAACAGTTAACAGTTTATAGCCCTTTTTGTATAAACCAAAAGTAAATAAAGTTTCTTCTCTATGGGCTACTCTAGATAACCCAGTATTAAAATCATGCGCTCCAGCCCTATATAAGAAAGAACAATGCAAGTGTTCTACTTCTTTGATTCCTTTAATAAAATCCCATTGAATATTAGGCTCAGAATCAATATCTTTAATTAATCCTGTGGATTTTGAAGCATTAATAGGTTCTCCAGTAATAATAGATCCACCAACAGCCCCAACATTAGGAAACTGTATAGCATGACTATACAAACTTTGAAGAACTGTTGGCTCTGGAACGCAATCATCATCTACTCTCCAAACCCATTCATATCCCATTCTATTGGCTCTTTGATGAATGTGATGTTGCCCTTTTTTGTCTGCAAAAAGCCATTCCCATTCAATGCCTTTAATATTCATTTGTTGAAATAAGTTTTGATATATAAACTCATTACGCACATCTTGAGGTTCATCATTATCATCAAAAATAATTAACTTATCAGGCAATTTTGTTTGATTAATAACAGCTTGCAAAACCAAAGGGAGCGTTGTGAAATAACGCCCCCTTGTAGCTATTGAACATAAAATGCTACTCATTGTCCCACCTACAGATCATTAAATTGCATGAATTTCCTATTTCAATAGCTTTTGGAATACTAGATATGTTCCCTTGTTCATCAATGTATTCAAATTTAAAGCCGGGAAAATGACTTTCATTTAACCCATGTAGTTTATGATGATGACCCCAA